TATAGCGATACTCCGTATGACACGCGTATTGGTATATTCTACCAACGTAACCGGCTACCGATTTACTATACTGTGCCTAGCCTAGTGGACCACGATGACGATATAGGCAGCCTAATCGGTAATGGGTACGCATTAGAGCCTAGAGTCGCACACAGGCGCTCTCGTGGCCTCGTTTCCTGGACCAATACCGTAATACCGCTCTAATTAGCTAATAAAGCTCCCACACGACCTGTACACGCCGATTAGTACAGTCCCAAGTATCACGCGCTCTGCCTCGTTTTACCGCCACCAGGTGGCTTGCGACCTTAACGACGTATACTTTCTCCGGATCGAGCTTTGTTACGTTCATAACGGTCGGACGTGCCACCACGCTCTTTACTTGGATGCGTTTGCCTATTTCATCGAGGTATACACGAACGGTGCGATCATCATTCGGCGGAGTAAGTAGCTCCCTGCCCAGGGCGGTCAATTCATCGTATATAGTAAGCCAGTCCTTGCCGGTTGCGATACTTATAGCGCGATACGCACAGTCAGCAACATACCGAGCGCCATTCGGATGGGTATTGGTATAAACAAACGACTCTGTATTTTTAGCTCTTGCCATTGCTCTAATAATAGCAAAAAGCACCGTACAAGTGCCGAGACGGTGCTTTTTACTTTAGAACCACACCTCACGAGTATGGCGCTGGCGACGGCATAAGCCTTACATTAGGATTGCTCCGATTGAACGTTGGCGTGGAGCATATTGCCCACACGTTACCGCCAGCCTTTTAAACGTTCGGTTGCTCGCCCTTTGGCGGATCGTATAATCCCATGCCGATAGCAGAGGGGTTGGCAAATATGATTACACCGGCGCTTTCAAACTCCAGGCTAATTATACCCTTGCCGTCATCCTTTATCGATTTGAGTACAGCGCCTGGGAACTTCTCGTTCATCTGCTTCAGTTGCTTCTCGCGTTCGATGATTGGTATTTTAGCTTTTGCCATCTTTAGCCTTTGGTTCGTCAGTAAGCGATTTAGCAACACTGATCGGGCGGGCTTCGCCGGACTCGCCAGCCTTGCGGTAGCCGTTAATATTTACGGAACGGGTCTTGATATTAGTTTCTTTGTATTTGTAATAATTCTTGTGAATTTCAACGTTCTTTAGCAGGTCGCCGATAATACCATAGCCGATAAGCAATAGTGCGAGCGTATCTAGAAAGCCCTCCAGCCCGCTCTCCGGCTTCGCATTGAAACCGAAGGCTACTGTCTCGACAATCCATAGGGCAAAGCCTATTACTGCGATGATGAAGTACTTATTGTGGCGTGGGTTCATACAAGCCCCCACTCCGCTAGCTTCTCAAAGCCGCCAATTTCCTTAATGTATTCGCCAGCTCGGGCAACCACCTCTTCGTAAGGTATACCGTCTATGAGCTCATCACCAATAGCGCAGTGCAGTTCGACCGGCTCTCCGGTTGCTTGAGCCTTCAGGTGGGCATAGATATTTAGCGACACGTCGCCCTTTGTGAGGTCTTTACCATGCAGACCGCCACCGGTTACTGCTTCGCCCATGTCGCTGCCGAGCTTACGGTTTACCGCACCGGTGTCTACGTCAGTGCCGCCAGTCCATTCGCCAAGTGGGTTGATAGTAAGCGTGAGGCCGGTAGATATAAGCTGATCCTCTAGCTCTTGGTGGGTTGCGTTTGATTGGCAAACAATAAGGCGGTTACCGGCTAGGATGAACTTACCGTCAGTCGGGTAGTATTCGTATAGGCGGCGCACTAGGCTTGATAGCTTCTTTACTTCATCATTTACCGGCACGCCCTTGAATATACCGTTATCGCCTGCCCGGACCGCTTCAGCCTGGTTGTCGGCTAATTCAGGGTCTTGTGGCACTTCCAGGTAGTTTACTTGCAGGTCGCCGGGTGCGATGCGGTGTACAATGCTCTCCACAGCCGCCGTATGTAGCTCCACAGACGTTTCTGCGATGATAGTTACTAATCCATGCCCAATAAGTACTTCAAAGGCCACCTTGGGCGTTTCCTGCAGCGTGTAGGCATAATCTACGAGCGCCCCGGCAATGCGGTCGGCTACTTTGTCTGGGTGGCTAGGGTTTACTTTTTCAATCATTTACTCGTCCTCCTCTGCCGCGAATACCTCGGGCCATTTCTTTTTCATATTTTCGTCAAAGCGTTTTTCTTCCTCTGGGGTGTACTCAACGTCCGGCAGCTCCTTGCCTTCGACTATCATTTCGTAGAGCTTTGTTACACCTGTTGAGTATAACCGAATGTCTGGCCGGGTAATAGATATACCCTTCTGGCTACCGTCCTCGTTGAGTAATGGCTTTGATGAGCCAGGGTAAATGTAGTAATCCTGCTCAAAGCGCAACTTTGGTAAAAAGCTATTAAACCAATCGTTAGCTTTATCGTCTTTAGGGTCTGGTGGCATCATAATTCTACTCCTCTACTTTTTAACTCTTCATTTAGTATAGCGCTTATTCGCTCATGCTCATCGGCATAGGCTTTATGCATTTTATCAAACTGGGCGCGTATCTGTTTGAGCTTGCTTAGTTTGATACCTGGACCGGCTGCTACTATTTCAGAGGCAAACTGGACCACACCGGCGTTATGGTTGAGCGCGGCTACAATAGTGCCGGTAGCGTAGCTGTTTATCATAGTGTCAATACTTGGTTGTGTCATAGCTCTGCCTCCTCCGTCTCATATTTCCAGCCAATCTCGGCATGCTCTAGTTTTAATTTATTCAGCTCATCTAGCAGGAGTTTCTGTATGCCAGCAATCTCATCTCTGATTTCGTTAGACAGCTTTTTTCGTAAATCAAAGTCAGGGTGAGTTGTCACATACTTATATACTCGCTCCAACGCAACAACTTTTCGCTCGAAGTTGAGCATCTGCTTTTCGAGCTTAGCTTTTTTTCTGGCGTCCGTCAGTTCGCTCATAGCTCTGCCTCCAGTTTATTTAATGCTTTTCGTTGTTCGTTTTTATCAGCAATTGTACTTTCATACGGCTCACCGTAACTAGGGCTATCAGGGTCGGTTATAGTGCCTTTGTCATTCTCCCCAATCACTCGCTCCCTCACCTCTTCTAATAGCTTTAGTTTTTCGGTGCGGATAAGTGCTAGTAAGTCTTTTGTCCACATATCAACGTTTGACTTATCAACATCAAATAGCCACTTATACGCCTCTCCGTACTTGATGATTGAAAGTTTATCTAACAAAGTTTCCCGTAGCTCCTGTCGCAACTTATCTTCACTAGCTTGATTGGTCATTTAATTCTCCTGCCTCTGAGAGGGCTATGGTTAGTTTTAGGAGAGCTTTGAGTGGGGTGAGATGTTCATTCACATAACAGAAATCTGGATAGTTCATCTCATCTTCATATCTATATGAGGCTTCCCAAAAACCATCGTCTAGCAATGTAAGGTTTGGCTTGCCCCATAATGCACCGTAAGCGTCATTAGGTCGTTCAAGTGTCTTTGGCAACTTCTCTAGTAGGTAGTCGGAGGTGTAGAGGGGGTATGCACCGTCTTGCTCGCCAATCACAAAGTCGCCGTTATTGTGCCAGTCTCTGACTCTTCTAGAGCCTTTGACGCCAGGAGTTACCATTTCCAGGATGATACTATGGGTATTATCCCACCCAGTCAACTCATACACTTCTTTACATAGCTCGAATAGTTCACTAGCTTGATTGGTGTCTGTCATAGCTCTGCCTCCTTTTGGTAATACTTAACGATCATAAGCTTCAGGTCGGCCGACACTTCGCTGTACCATTCCTTGCCGGTTTCAAAGCGTATGCGGCGCTTCATGTACTTACCGGCGCGCACGCTCTCGAACATATCCGGGTATTCGCTTTGTAGCTCGGATAGCCGGGCGCTGGCCTCGTAGCCTACAAAAAACTCTCCGGGCTGCATAAAGTCTTGTGGCAGCCACCACTCCTTTTGGCTGTTTTTACACATGGTCGCAACAATCTTCTGGTGCTGTGTTAGCTCCTTAGTTGGTTGCGCTTTTGGTGGTTTAATTTCTGGCATAATTGAACTCCCTCCTTATACCTTTACCAATAAAAGTCCCTGCTAATATCGTGGACCTCTTTTTTGCACCTGCCACACCTCCCTCGGGCGTGTTCGATAATATCGTACTTACCACGATGCTCGTACTGGACCGTACCCTTTACCGGATACCATTTGTGAAAGCCCAGGGCGCATAACAGCTTGCCGATCATTTTTTTACCTCGGCCGGTTTCATTCCGTCCTGCAGGTAGGCCATAGCCGCTTTGAAAGCCACCGTTTTACCCTGCGAGCGGTTTACGTTCTGAAGGATAAACTCCTTCTCTGGGCTGGCCGCCATTATAGCGATCATTTCGAGCTGGTGCTTAGTAAGCTTGATACCAAAATGCTCTTGTACGAATTGCTCTATTTTTAACATTATTGAACACCTTTTTTATACAGGTTACTTACCCATAGAGGTTGCTTTGTACGCGTACCGACCCGGCGGATGATGCCGCGCTTTGCTGCGCGCTTAAATACCCCACCGAGCGGTGTGTAGTTGCTTAGGCCGTAGCCTGCGCTCTCGAGGAATATAACAACCATGTCCGATACGATGTACTGGTGGTCGCGTGCGAGGGCTTCGAGTAGCTTGTCGGCTGCATCGCGCCAGGCTTGGCTTTTACCGTCCATGTTTGTGCCTTCCTTCCCGGTGGTCGTGCTTTAGTAGCCCCGACACCCTTTTTCTTAATTCAATCAATGCTTTATCTTTATCGGTACTCAGCTCCTCGCCGATCCGGTCGCTATACTGGACCTGCACCCGGGCCTTGCAACCGTTGTATGGGCAGGGCATGAATATCGTCACGCCTTTGTTACCTTCAGCTCTAATACTTCAAATGGTACATCGCGTGCTAGGCTATACAGCGCCAGTTTCCGGGCCGTCTGCTCGTCGAACGCCTCCAGGTTGCCTATTGCCGGTGGGAAGCCGTTAAACGTAGCGATATAGCTGAAATTACCCCAATGCCTACACTCCGCTCGAGTAGACGGGCAGCCCGGATAGTTTTTGCGGTGTTCTTTGATCATTGCTTTAGGCGTCATAGTGATAAACCACCTCGCCGAGTAAACTCTAGCCCCTCGATGCGTAGTACGTCCTGGTTAAAGCTCCGCTCGTAATTCATAGTGGGCGCGGCGCTTAAGCTGAAGCCGTCGAAAAACTCCGGTGGCATACTTGGCGACATATGCCGTACAAACTCCTCAATGGCGTCGAGTAAGTGTTGCTGTGGGGTGTCTGGCTTCGGTGGCCGTTGGACCGGGTTTTTATCTACAACGCTGATCTTCTTTTTAATAGGCGCGTCAGGGGCTTTGAATTCAAATATTCGGTCGTAGTCATTATCTGCCCAGCGGTCATTGAAATCATCGCAGAACTTTATAAGCTCCATATTCTGATTGCTATAACGCTGTGTTGAGTACTCGGTTACCATCATGCTTTCAAAGAATGATCCGCCCGGCGTAGCAAAGCGGCCTTCGCCTTTAGTAAGACCCTTTTCGGCAACAATATCATCTACTTCAAATACGGCGCATATTTCAGTGCTTACTACTCCCGAGAGGAAATGGTAGGCGTACTGCTCGTCGTGTTCGTCGTAGTCTAGAAAGCAGAAGCCTACAGAGTCGGTCTTTTGGCCAAACTGCGCGTGGTGATCCACTGTATTTTCTAGCAACTCACCGGCTCGGAACTTCTCCAGCTCGGCTACTGACATAAAGCGTATGAGCTTCATTACTTTTTACCTCGAGCAAAGCTTATGATTGCTATTACTAGGATGTATGCCCAGGACATTAGGCCGATGATCTGAAAGAATAAAACCCAGCTCATACTATTTACCACCGCAGGTGTTAGTGGCTGGTGTTGGTGTCGCCGGTGTGGTGGTAACCGGCTCTGCTGCAGGCGCCTCATGAGCTTTTACGAAGGCAGCGATACAGGCCTGCTCTGCTTCCTGGGTATGAATAGCTTTGATGCACTCAGGTACTGCAGGGTCGCTATTGTCGCAGCCGTCTACCGGGTTACTCCAACGCTCCGGGTATTGGCAGTTAGAATGGTCAAATTGTACCTCCTGGGCGGCGCTGGCTGGCGCAGGGCGAGTTTGGACCGGCAATACTGTACTTATACCAAATACGATCACTGTGGCGCTTAGAGTGGCTAATATTAGGTTTTTAGCTTTCATTTTTTACCTCTACCTCTTCAATCGGTATATGCTCTAGCGTTAATCGGACAGTACAAATAAAGCTGCTATTTCCGTCCATGCGGCGTACCTCATCAGTATCAATGTAAATATCGCCGCTTTGAGCTAACACTTCAGCGTGCTGTTTTATATAATCTGCTAATCGAGGACGATCTACGCGTATAGTTGACATTACTTTGCTCGCTTTCCTTTATTGAAACGGCGGAGGGCGGCGTTTACCGCTTGCTCCTCGTTCTTGATTATTACGGCCCGGGGCGCTTCGGATGATCCGGCGGTTACAATACCAGCGCCCTGGAGCATAGCTATAATTCGGTTTGACTTCGTATAACCAATCTTTAAGTGTCGTTGCAGTGCGATAGGCGATACGCTGCCGGTGCGTACTATTACTCGTGTAGCCCAGGCGATGTCGTCTTTACTTACTGGCTGATTAAAGATTGTACGCAGCGTCATTACTCAGTCTCAACCTTTTTGTTTGCGGCCTGCGGCTTTGTAGGCTTTGGCGTTGGAGTCATATCATCCTCGATAAAGGCAGTGGCCAGGTCTTTACCGTCGGCGGCTAGCATACTGTCTAGATCGTCGTCGCTAATTTCTGGCTTAGCCGTCGTAATTGATGTGGTAGGCTCGTCTTTGATACCGATAAGCTTCGCCACCTTTTTATTGGCGTCGCGGTATATTTCGACCGAGCCGGTCATCTTTTTGTAGTCTTTGTCACTTAGCCCGACTAGGTAGTCGAGGACCGAGTTATAATTTACTGGATCTTCTGCTTTCATAGCTTCCGGTATTACAACCACTGGCCTATCTTTCTTTTTACCTATTCCGAACACGCATCCCTCCATTCGTTGTGCTTGTTTCTACCCCTATAATATAAAACTACCCCCAGTTAGTCAATACTATTTGAGGGTATTTTTTGCAGTTGTTCTTGCAGTCGTATTTTCTCAGAGGCGAGTAGCATTTGCTCGACCGCTATTGCCGCCAGGCGCTTGCTTATATCCTGGCGGCTCGGACCGGCCTTACGCTCCAAGTACTCCGCCATAGATATTAGCTCGCCCATGCTACCAGATCACTTTCCCGGTTTCAAAGTCTATTGAACCCATCTGCGGCTCTTGCTTTTTGAATATCGCTGCGACGATCTTTTTTAGTAGTGCTTTCATGACTTGACCCTCCATTAGTCGTTGTTGTTTTGGTTTGTATATTTGGAAGGCTAGTCTGCTCGTGAAACCGCGACAGGTTGCCGCAGCCGGGGCATCGCTTTGCCGTCCGCCTTAACACTTGTAACTGTACCTTGTTTAAGCCGTCCGATGCAATAGCATAAGCGCATTTAATATTTTGGCATACGAAGAAAGTGTTAGCCATTAGGAATTAGCCTGCTTAAACGCTTCAGCATATTTTTGCGAGCAGAGTGATCTAAACTCCATATCGCTTGTTATATCTTCAGTCGGGAATACATCGAACTCCGGAATTAGTGCCTTTGCGCTTTTATGCATAAATGCTAGCGACGGCTTACCGCGCCCCGGGCGTATATATAGCGCAGGGTTCTTTGGTACTTCGGACCAATCCATATACTTGCGCTGAGGTATTTCGAACTCGCCCCACAGCGCCGTTTTTTTAGTCCAGGGGCTTCCGAACCACCACGGCTCGTATTGGTAGCGTGGAGCGCCCAGGTAGTCTTTTAGACGACCTTTTGCTGGGTTCTCTATTACCCACCATTTTAAGTGTCCAGCTTTCTGCGCTTCAGATATGATCCGCTGGCATTCTTTTACTAGGTACATACCCTCCTCGGGGTTTCGAGCCTTTCCGGACGATCGGGCAGTAGAAAACTCCAGGCAGGGCGGATTTGCATATATTCCGTGTACCTCCCAGTCAACGCCATGCCATTGTTGCCAGCGCTTAAATGAGAAGTTCTCAACGCCAACGCCAGATCCAACCAGCACTACTTCATATTCGGAGTCTTGGCTATATGGGTATGTATCAGAGCCTGTGTCTGCGCAAAGATGGAGTATAACCTTTTTACGCTTCTGATGCGTTGGTTCTTTTTTTGCCCTGCGCCAGTTTAAAAAACCGTTCATTACTCCCCAGCCTTTCGGTAGTTGAGCTTAAAGTAGTTATTTGGCGTTTGGCCATTTTTGAGCGCGGCGGCCACATACTTTTGCGAGAGGTTTTTACGCTCGGCCAGCTCCAATAGCTCCGCGAAGCCTGCCTGACCGTTTTTATCGATGAACTCCTGCGCTTTGTTTACCCAGTACTTCTGGTATTTACCAAACTTAAACCGGACCAGCTTGTCGTGTAGGTAGAGGGCTGCGTGGCCGGTAACCTCTTTGGCTACCTTCTTAACCTTGTCGGCGAATTGGTACGTCCCGGCTTTTATGCGTTTACAAAGGGTAGCAAAGTACCGGGCCGGTTGCGCTTTCTCTTTAGCTATTGCGATCATTTTGCCCCATTCGTCAGCCTTGCCCATCTTCTCGAGCTTTATCTGAATACTACGGTAAAACGGTAAGAAAGCCTGGTTGTCTATCAACTCGGCCGCTTCCCCTATTCGTTCGAGCATAGTTGCCCGGCGTTGTTCATTCACTGTGTAATGCATGAGTCCCTCCATTCCTGCTTGTATTGCCTAATATACCATTGGATCGTATTTAGAAGCAACTCCGCTTGAGCTTACAGTGGATAAGTCCTGTGGATTGTGTGTAAAACTCGTTATTTTTATAGGTGCTTTCTATATAGTATATAAATTAGTTCTTAAGAACTTTTCTATATAGTATGTAGAAGCCTGAAATAACAGGGGTGGTTACTTACCATGAGCGCGGTTTACGGCGCTCATCCATACGTTGTCGGCAGCTATAAGAGCCTTCTTGATTTTGTATAAGTGAAAGTCTTTTTTATTGGCTAGCTGGCCTTCGTAGTAAATAGGCAGGAACTCGCCGGGTGTGTAGGTTTCGTATTTGTTTTTGATTGCGTTAATCATGGTTATATATTAGCACAAGCCCTATGTTTTGTCAATACCGTAACATGGGTAAAGAAAAAGAGCCACCGAAGTGGCTCGTATTTCCGAATGGAGTTCTAACCCAGCGCGTGCATTACTCCGCTACAGGGCTACTTGTATATTACCACACCCCCACCGGTAGAACTACCCTAGTTAAATCATGATCTGCTGGACCGACTCGCCGCTACCGCCGCCCTTCTCTTTAGCGAACGTAACTGCTCCATAGTAGGCAAAGGCCACCGCCTCTACCGGATCGCTTTGTACTTCAGCATTCATAGCAGCATAGCCAAACATCCCATCGCGGCCAATATCGCGGCGCTTTACCGTTTTAATCGATACCGTTAGCCCGGGCTGGTTTAAGTGAGTAAGTAATTTGTTCTTTATGGCATCATTAAAGGCAGCATAGGCAGCACCGGCCTGTTTTACGTTCGGAGTAAGGATACGCTTTGACATCCGGCGCTCGGACCGGACCAGCTCCTCAACGAGCAGCTGCGTACCGGCCGCACCGTCAATAATAATCTTCTTGGCCTTTCGCCACCTGCCCTGCTCCAATAACCACCGCGTAATCCAGCCTGTACCGGCGCTCCTGGGCTTGCGCTCGATGATCTCTACGTGTACCAGGCCATTAGGCATTAAAACGCCCACAGCGAGGCTCACAGCGCTGCCGTCCGGCGCGAACTTGATCGCGTATACCAAAGTCGGGTCATCATCCAGGGTTACCTTCTCAACTGCTAGCGGTAGCCACTCGTCATCGGTAAAGGCGCGCATACTCTCTACTCCGGCAATCCAGCCAAGGCGCATCTTATTAAACGAGTCAATGGCCATTTGCCCGGCCTCTTTCTGGACCGCCCGGAGCTGCAGGAAGTAGCCAAGGCTCGGGTTGGTAGCATACCACGCGTCTACGTCACTCGGGTCGGTTATATGCTCTACGCTCCACTCCTGCCAGCATACATCGTGGACCTTGCCGTCAATAACATTCTTACGGATACGAATAAACACTGTGCCGGTCGCAGTACCGGTTGGCGGAGTACCGGCGCGAATAACCTGGTAGTTTTCGTTTTTACCGGCCGAGATAGTAGGCAATATAGCCTCCTGCTGTGCATCGGTCTCTTCCTGTGCCTCGTCAATTAGCAGTACATCGTTTGTACTACCCAGGCCGTTGGTACGCGTTCGGGTTCGGAATACGCAGCGCCCTCGGTTGCGAAGCTCTATGTAGTCTAGACTTTTAGGCTCTTTATCAAATTCCTCAGTAAGCATATTACGGATCTCGTCTTTGGCATCGTAAAAGAACTGCTGCACGCGGCGCTTGATTTCAGACACCGTATTGTCGCTCTGGGCTGTATAAATGATCGCTTCGCCCAGGAATATCATGCCGCCAATAATACGAGCGATGAATAGCTCCGACTTACCGTTCTGGCGCGGCACGAGTAGCCCACAGTCAGGGTTTACCCACTTCCAGTTGCCGTCCTCGTCTTGCTCAACCGCCAGCCACCTGTATAGCACTAGCTTTTGCCAGGGCTTTAGCTTAATACCATATGCCTCGAGTAGCCGTATAGTTTTATCGGCCAGCCATATGTCGCCATTACGGTAATAATCGAGCCGGGGCTTTTGACTACCAACACGCCGTTTACTCATCACCAATCTCCAAGTCGTCTATTGTTACTACTGATCTACTTTGAAAGCTCGTGTTGCGAGCGCCTGCATCTTTTTTGCGCTTGCCTACGTGTTCAGACTCAATATGCGCGCCGGGCATACCTTTCATTAGTTGGCCCAGGGTTGTTTCTGCTTTTGGACCGAGCCGCTTTTCATAATCAGCGATTTGCGTCATAACTTCCGTCATTTCACGCACCAGGAGCGCCGTATCGCGCGTCCCTGCGCCTTTTTCGAGCTGTTCGGCTAGTTTATCGCGTGTAGCCTTTAAAACGCCTAGACGGTCGTTAGCGAGCGCCATAGCGACAATATCGGTCTTACTTTTGCGCTTCTTTTTAGTAAGGCCTGCCTGGTGGACCTTTGTAATGCGGTGTGGGTTCTGAATAATATCGTGCCACCAAGAGAGAGCCGAGTATGCTTCGGTGCTTAGTAGATCCATACCAGTAGAGGCGAGTATTTTAATTACCCGGGGCGATAGCGTCTTAAAGTAGTTGAGCCAATCATCATAGTCGCGCTTACGCGGCAGCTTTATTTCTAGGTTGCGCTCGTTCCATTCTTTAGAGAGGTATACAAAGTGCCGGGCATCCTGCGAATAAAGCCAATCGAGGTGTTCTTTTTCCTTGTCGGTAAACATTGGCTGGGCTGGTTTTTTCGGTGCTGCCATTTGCTACCTGTTCTCTCTAGCGTGAAACCCCAGCGGCGGCTTCGGCTCAATATGTACTCCATCATCTAGTCGTACAGCGTATGCATCCTGCACCTCTACTACTGGCACGCGGTTGCCGTCCTCGGTATACTGGGGTTGTAATAACCAGGCTTTGCCGCCATCAAGATACTCAACGCGGCCAATAGCAATACCAGCAACCTTAGCGGTTACGTCCTCTATTTTGTCGCCCAGTTTTATATCTTGACGGGCCACTATTTGACTCCGTTCCAGTAGATATTCTCGTAGTTATACGTTGACTCTTTACTTCTTGATGAGTTTAGCAATGACCGGGTATTGATAGCTTTTACGCGTTTCAGGCGTGGGTCACTTACGCTGTAACTACTAACGTACACTGGATAGTCCCGGCTCATAACCCAGTCGTAAAATTCCTTATGATTAAACGCACCCTCGCGGTATTCGGCTGTGCCTTCGTATGGTGGGTCGCAGTAGACGACCGGCCGAGCGCCAATAATAGGCACTTCGTCATAGCTCGTACCGGCGCTGATGCCTAGCGTTGATATACCGGGCATATTTGCTATTTGCTGCAGGCGCTCCAGCCTAGTGAGGTGTTGCAGCGCTCCTACGTTCGGTATTTGTTTAGCGACTACAATACGGCGCTGGTAAGGCGTGGTGTACCGTTTCGGGTTGAGGTATATCTTAGTCCGGACCGATTTGCCATATTCCTTTTTATTTATATCATCGGCAGTTTGCTCGAGCCACTCAATATCGCCTTTGCCGGTCACTACCAGCTCGGATAACGCCTGTTTAAAGTCCTGGATCGGCAGGCCATATAAATAACCCTTTTGATTATTTCCAAACGTCCAGGCGCACTGCAGCAGCCCGGCGTACCAGTCATCGCCTTTGTACTTTTGCTCGAACTCGGCGCGCGTAACGAAGTCCAGCGGTATTCCTCCGCCGTCTTTTAGGTGCTGCATGAGTGCGCTAATAGCCTTAGAGCGCTCGTTGTATAGCACATCGAGGTGTGGATACTTCCGGACCACATAAAGCGATACGCTGCCGCCACCGCCAAACAGATCATAAAAAGAGTCGGCGTCTGGATGCCGGTTAAGTATAAAGGGTACTACTTTATCAACTAACTTTTGTTTAGACCCCATATAGGGGATGCCATAATGCCTAGCCATATTTTTAACTCCATTCTAGTCCTCAAACTCAAAGCCACAGTCAGGGCATATATGTACCTTGCTCTGGTCGTCTTTTGATGCCGGTTCTTTAGCGTCCGGATCAATTTCGCCAAAGTTAAAGTTAGGCACGCCCCAGTTCTCAAGCTCCTCTACGTCCCACTGGTTAGCAATAATATCCGTATCCCACTCACCGGATGCGGTATTATCTTTAATGATGAATTCGCGTTTTTGTTTTTCGGTAAAGCCAAACACCTGCTTGACGTTTACTTCGGCATAGCCGAGGTCTTTAAGTGCGTATATACGCTGGTGGCCACCGAGAATGACAAAGTTCTCGTCTACCACTATCTCCCGGAGTTGTTTCATTTCCGGGAATTCCTCGAGCGACTTTTTCAGCGCCTCGAATTGCTTTTGATGTATCTTGCGAGGGTTGGCATCGTTTGCGATCAATTTCTCAATCGGTAATACAAGCTCCTCTACTCTGACCTCTGCTTTTGCCATTGCATCTTCTCCTTTTTTCCCGGGCAGTCCCCGTATATGCGTTGGTTCTGTAGTAATTGTAACATAAGCAACTCTGATACAATTAGCGTATAAAGCAAGGAGGTCGCATGGGGCTGGATAGATTTCCAAAGAAGCCCTGCAAGTTTTGTAAAGAGATGGGGCATTTCCCTTACGAATGCAGGCACAATCCAAAGAAAACGCTCAAGCGCGCACTGAAGCGTACACCAATAAAAAAAATAGGCAAGACCACTAAGCAGTGGATGAATACACGCGCCACATGGATACGAAAGAACCCACCACCAATTGACGGTAAGTACTGGGAGTGCTACTTACAAATACACCCTTGGTGTCCGCGCCGTATCGATATATCAAAGCTCACTCTGGACCATGTAGTAAGTAGAAGCCACGCGCCGGGGCTACGTTTTAACCTGGATAATCTTAAACCAGCCTGTTACTACTGCAATACTGAAAAGGGCAGCCGTTCGCTTGACTCTGTAAAGGCCGACTTTGTACAATAATTGTGTTCAGTATTCAAAATAAACACTGGCATATAAAAAGAGCGCCCTCGCACAGCGCTCTTTTTTGTTTGGTGGTGGCTATTGTTGGTCGCGGTCGACTAGTGTCGTGGCCGTAACGTCCTGGGCCGCCGCACCGATGCCGGTAGGCTTCCACAGACCGTAGTACGTGGCTACCGAGATAGCGAACGCAGGAATTGTAGCGAGGAGCGCTAGACCAAGGTCAAATACGCCGCCCTCGGCTACTGCAGCACCTAGCTGCGTTACTACTGAGGTTACGAGCGTTAGACCGGCTAGTAACCAGGCCTTTACAGAGCCGGACGTTACCCGAGTAGTTACCAGGCCGACTGCAATAGGTAGAACCACTGCAAGTACGAGCTGAATTACCAGCGTTGGATCGAGAGTAAATACAATATCCATTTTAGAACCCTAGCTTTCTATTTACGATTGCTTGAACTGCTCCGAAGTCGTAACCGGCTGCAGCAAGGCGGTCTTTGCGCTCCTGACCTTTGCCCCATTGGCCAGCGATAATCTCGTTGGCTACTTGCTCGTTTGATTTACGCGCCGGGCTTGCAGCTTTAGGCAGTTTAGCGTTTACAGCAGCTTGGACCGCATTATAGTCGTAACCGGCTTGTGCGAGGCGTGTGCGGCGCTCATCGCCATTACCCCATGCCCCGGCAATAACCTGATCGGCTACCTGCTCGTTGCTGAGGCGTGCTGGCTGCGTTTTAGCGTTCACAATGGCCTGAATAGCGTTGTAGTCATACCCAGCGCCCTGCAGACGGCGTTTACGGTCGTCTCCGTTGCCCCACGCGCCTGCGAGTACTTCAGCGGCTACTACTTCGTTAGACTTGCGAGGAGCGCTTGGCGCTTGGCCTGTGCGAGCGTTTACGATAGCTTGAATAGCCCCGGCATCATAACCTGCGGCGCGGAGGCGGTTGGTACGATCCGTACCGTTGCCCCATTTACCAGCTAGCACTTCGCTTGCGATTTCTTCGTTTGACTTTTTAGCCGGTGCTGGTGCTGGATCGGCCTTGACGTACTTGTCGAGGTTTACGATTTGCTGGCCTTGGCTAAGTGGGCGAGTACCCTTTGTAGTCAATAGAGCGCGAGCGCCGTTTTGCTCAAAGTTAGCCTCGCCGGAGAGGTCTAGCCAGATGTGGCCGTATCGGACACCGTTAATAACGCCCATATCGCGGTTGACTACTACTTGCAGCCAGCCCGGACCGCTTGCAGCGATGCCTTGGCGGAGTAGAGTATCTCCTACGTCCTTAGCGTTGCCGCGAGCGCCGTATGGGTTGTCGACACCAAGAAACTCGAGCAATGCCTTGATAAGCGAAACACACTGACCGTTATAGATGCCAGCTTTTGCGTTGACGCGTTGGCCAACTTGTGAGTTTAAGAAGTCGCGGACCTCTTGCCTAGTTCGTGCCATCTTTAACCTCCTCTTCGGGGATATATTCTTTTAGTGCTTCCGGGCTAATTTCCGGTGCTTCGGTTTGTGCTTGCTCAGACATAGCGAACTCCTTTACTTATTACGCTAGCTTTATTGTAACACGTATGCTTTTACCATGCATTTGAGTGAGGGAATGGGTTTTCATATTTTTGATGCTCGTAATCAGACTCCATTTTTGACCCCTTTCTACGGTTGCATTGCATATGCGATAGCTGCAAGTTGTCGAGGGCGTACATCGGACCGCCGCGTACTCTGGGTATAATATGATCTACCTCAACGGCTAGCGGATTATACTTGCCGGTCTCTGGGTCTTTCATTGGCAGGTCAGTATCAATGAACTTGTGGCATATAGCACAGATAGGGTCGAGGCTACTAATGGCGCGCTGCCGAGCGGCCGCCCACTCCGTACCACTGAGCTTGGTATTTGGAGACAGAGATATATCCATAAATGTTAAGCTATTGGTTGAGTTGAAGTTATGGGTATAACGTGATACCTAGTGTTACCAACCGTTGCGAACTGCGACCCTGTGATATTTGAAAGGTATACATCAAAAGTATACGTTCCTGAAGTAGCAGGCCTATACGTTCCCATAAATAGCATTGGAGCTTGTGAGGATGACTCTATGCGGTGGTCGTCAATAGTAGAACCATTTATTCGCAATGCCATGAGTTTAATACCAGATGGGCCGCCGGATGATGTCCACTGCACACTACCTAATATTAGGTAGTTAACGTTCGCAACTAAGTCTATACTTACAGCTTTTAACGCACCGGTGTTTATGCCCTGCTCACCGTTAAACGTTCTATAAATCGCAGGCGGGAATGTAGATGGGTCTACTTTTGCATATGTAACTGCCGTATTCGATATCATAGCGGTGGTTACCCATGATGTGACAGTTTGCAAAATAGCGACAATACGGTTTTCGACCAGGTTTACAATAGTGACAGGCTTAATAGCATCCGATGCGGCGCTATCTGCAATCAGTACTTTGTCGTTGTCGACAGGGGTTGTTTTGGCTGTATAACCTGTTGGAAACTTTGGCATCGTTCACTTTCCTTCTTTTCGATTATTATAACACAGAGCCAGCATTAGCAGTTTGTATATTCTCGAGCTGACGGTTGATTGCATCAATGGTTCGAGATAGATTGCGAGGCGCACTGTCGAGCGATAGAGTTACTGAACCTGGGTTGTATTTAATAGTCGCCACCACTAATGTAGTGCCGAGTACGTCCTGGTCACCGTTTACAATTTTTACAACATCACCACCGCGAATAGTCTCGGTATTGTATACTGCAGCCGATACCGTTATCTCGGTAGTAATACGTGACGCGTTATTATTATCGATTGTATTTTCTGCTAGCAGCTGGGCGGTGTCATAGCGCGTTACTTTGTCGTTCGCTATAATTACAAGCCCCTGGCGGTAGTTTGCCATGCTATCTATGTCCGTTGCGCGCACAGTTAGCTTCGGACCGTTTTCGACAATTACACCACCAACGTAATAAACATCGTTGATGATGCCGTCTATATCTTTAGTAACTTTCATTTCTGTAAAGTCCCGGCCAAATACTAGGAGATGATCCGGAGTGCTATTTTTATTTTTAATGCGGAGCGCGCCAGTTCCTACGTCGACATGATAAAACCATCCACTAGGAAGTTGACGATAAAGCGAGGCCACTGCATTTTTTGCTGTATCCATATTTAGCGCAATATTTATGTCGTAGCCAGCATCCTCCACCGACTCAATATAAACAGGCGAGTAGTCAAGATTGAGCGACTTATCGAATATGCTCTGCGTAATTGCAGGGCTTTTGCCGCTTAGGTTAACCGCTAGCTGCAGCTGGCTAGTATAAAGGAAGAAGTACGCTACACCGGGTACGTCAGTCCAAGCAGGAGCGCCAGCGCCGACCGTATAATTCCACTGTCGCTTTCCGTTGGTGTAAGTGCTAATATCCGCATCATTATATCGCCAGTTTACACCGCCAGTTTCGTATATCCAGTACGTTACCCCGGGCTCAAGATAGAGCGATTGGTTAAGTCTGAAGGTGTAGTCTGCAAGAGGTAGCCCACCAGACCAACTCATAGTATTGCTACCCATCAGCGTAGTATTGCCTCGGCCAATTATCACGGATGACTGGCCACCAGCACCGTACTGAAGTCGGAGCTTTACGGCATCGAGCTTCGTCATCTTTGGTACAGTAAATGTTTGCCGCATAAGGGTGCTAGCAGCGATATTATTTGATACATCATTAGAGAGTATATTTACGTCCACGTTTCCATCGCGCACCATCGAATTGGCCATTATCTCACCATGCGATACAAGGACAAGCGCGATAGTCTGGTAGTCGTAGTCGTAGTCGATAGAGTCGATATATCCGCTAAACTTCTGTATGCTTGAATTCTCCGGAACATTGCCATGCAACACCACGCCCGATATAGCGAGGTTATTTTCGTCTAATATTGGCGCGCCGTTGTGATCAAGGATACCCTCGTACTGAATAACGCCATCATCGTAAAAGTTGGTATATACCTCAACGAAGTTACCAATATCACAGTGGGCCGGTACGTTCAGTGGACTATACGGCAATACAAGCGTTGTAGAGCTTGCCGGGTTATTTATAGACTCGTTATATTCCAGGTCTGACAGCACTTGCGTTTCAATAGCGAGCAAGTTACCGCGACGATCCGTAGCCTCGATATTATAAGCGCTTGCACTTGCCACACCGTTACCGCCAGCCCCGAGGGTAGCCTGTAGTGCCATAACTGTCCTGAGTAAATCAGTTGTTCGGTTGATAGTACGGTTAGTCCAAGCCGTCCAGGTAATACCATCAGCGGACCGGTCAATATAAAATACGCCATTTAATTCGCGCATACGAATATATAGGTAGCTTGATGACATCGTTACCGACACTAACTCTGTGGTTTTATAGAACACCTTTAGCGTGTTACCTGAAGCCGTCCAGCGCAGTATGTAGTCAAATAGCTGTATTTCATAAGTATTTACTACAGCAAGGTTGTTCTGAAAATAACTGTGAGCAAAGGTAATATTGAAGCCGTCTATATCGAATTTACGGCGCGCGTCACTCTCCACCCGGTAGCCTGCACTTAAGCCAAGGTTGCTGTCGCCGTTACCAGATACGACCATAGTATTTTCAGTAAGGCTACCGCCAATAAAAGCGCTACCCCCATATGATCCGGAGACTATACCGCCGGTATAGCCGAGATATTGGCCAGCAGTAATATACTTCGGTTTACGAGAGGTGTAACCGTTCTTGTAAAACTTGTAGAGGTGCTTCTTTTTTGTGAAGTCCCCTGTACGATCCGCAAAAGCCACCATTAGATATACCTCGGGTTTGTTTTCACCTCAATGTTCATATTCCTTGCCGAGAATGTATTTGTAATAGTGATAGTAGCATCCGGGTCGGCGATTAGTGGGAGACTACCTGTAAAGTCTATAAGCTCTCCGTTGAGCGTAACCCTCATAGCATCGGTGTCGACTATAAGTACGTCTGAAGCTGCGAGCGCTTGGCTAATAACGATAGTCGCTAGGCCGAGGTTAATAGAAAGCGATGGGTTGCTGCCGTTCGTAATACTGTTAATCGTGAACTTGTAAATAGGGTACTGCTCCTGGAATGTACCCTGCAAGTCGATTGTAGAGAGGTCGATTGTAGTGCTTGCACTGGTAACGTTGCTGCTGTTTAAAAGCGTTTGTGCGTTGTTACCAACCCCAATAGGGTCGTTGATTACAAACTCAACGGTAATAACCTCCTGCTTTGCGGAGTTAGTGCGGAGGTTTGCTGCCACCACGTTTGCCTGCTTGTAGGTAACGACAACCGTCTGGTCAAGGTCATACCCCGAGCCTGTCAGGACCGGCACGCCACGCGTAAGCACTAGGTCTTTATTCTTGTACTGTATAAGCTGCCTGAAGCGTGCCAGTATAGCTTGTAGCTCGTGAAACTCGCCCTGGACCGCTATATTGACCGTTGCGCGTTTGCCGACAAAGAAACGCCCGGCAGTAATACTACGGTGTGCGGCGGACACAGTGTTTTGCGCTGCCTTTATTTCCGGCATCTGGTCGAAGTTATGATCCGTAATCTGTCCACCGGCGACAGTCTGAAGCGATACCCCATTAAAGGAGAGGTCTAGTAAGTCCTGTAAATATTCGCCCCATAAACTCATGAAATTACCCCTTTATCGTATCTATCTTGCTTAATGCCCATTATATTCAATAATCGGTCTGCATCATAGTCGCTAGCAATAGTAAGTTGCTCAATGTGAACGTTAGGGGCTTGATCGCCTGTCGTTTGGCTGTTTGTGGCCAGCTCATTACCAGGGTAACCGGCAGCATTCATAGTTAGCTGGCGCGATGCCGTAGCGAGGTCGGCGTTGGCAGATACATCAAACGCCTTAGCAATCTCCTGCGATGATGTGATCGCAGCGCTTACGGCAGACTTGGTACTCTTCATAATACCAGTGCCGATACCCTCGCCGAGCATCTTACCAACCTCATCGCGCATAAGTCGTGAAGGGGAGTGGATGCCAAAGAAGCCCTTGATGCCGTTGAGTACGCTTTCTCCGAAGCCTTTAATCTTGCCGCCGATCCAGCCGACCATGTCGCTGATACCGTTCCAAAGCCCCTTAATCATATCTGTACCGATACGCGCTAAGTTGCCAGGCGAGAGAGTGTTTCCGATAGTTGTTAAGATATTACCGACCGCCCCGGCAATAGATCCGAGTATTTGAGGTATAGCCTTAATAATTGCTAGGAATAGCTCAATGCTTGCCTGGATCATCATATTGATAAACTTCGTGCTTGTGAGTGTTTTTACGATGTTCTCAATGATGCGTGGCAGGGCGTTTACTAGGGCTACGATTATAGTAGGCAGAGCCTTGATTATCGCTAGGAAGAGCTGGATAGCGCCCATAATAATGGCTGTTAGCGTTTCGGGGTTTGTAAGGCCGTTTACGATAGCATCGATAATCTGCGGCAGGGCGTTTACGATAGTCTGAATGATCGTTGGCAGCGCCTGCAGTATGGCTATGAATAGCTGAATAAATGCATCGATAAGCATTGGCACTGCAGTAAGTAGCGCCTGGATAATTGTTGGGAATGCTGCGACTAGCGCCATGATTAGGTCTTTAGCGGCCTGGATAAGCGCCGGAATAAGGACCGGGAGGGCTGCCTGGAGCGCCGGGACGACCGCCTGGAGTATTTGGCTTATACCGTTTACCAGTTGAGGAAGTAGCGCCACGATCTGCGGCACTGCTATTTTTATGGTATTCACGAGGCTATTTACGAAGCCGGTCACGTTGCCGGTCGCCATAAAGTCCTCAAAGGCCTTCTTGGTAGTGTTTATAGATCCGGCAAGGGTGTCGTTCTCTTTAGCGTAGTTACCGGCATATTTGGCCGTTTTCTCCATGAACATTTGCTGCGCCAGGCCGACCTTCTCCTGGATACTCATAGCGGAGGTGGACTTGTTGATGCCCTTTGATACGGCATATGCACCAATGGCGGTGTCGTTCATAGCCACACCGAGGTTGTCCATCATAGTAAAGTTGCCCTTAGCCATACCAGTTACGGCTTCGAGGGCGCTTTCTGTACTAATACCCATGATAGAGGCAATGTCGGACGCGCGCTGCATTGACTCGGCCGACATATTCATAGACTGCTCTACGGTAAAGCCAGCGCCCTGGAATAGCGACCCCATCTTGTTAGCGCCCTGCAAGAACTCGTTTTGTGATAGACCGGCGTTTGTATAAGCATCGTCAGCGGCCGCTTTAATCTTATTAGCGTACTGGCCAAATACAGCATCCGCACCACCTAGCTGTTGCTCAAGCTCCGCACCGGCTTGGAGTGCCTTGCCGGTAAGCGCGGCCATTCCTGCAGCGCCTGCAGCAAGCCCAGCAGCAATAGCCAGACCACCAGCCTTAGCAAAGCCGCCCAGTTTACCAATAGCTCCCTGGAATGCCCCAGAGTTACTATCTACCTCATCGCCGAGCGCTTTTGTAGCCGGACCAGCAGAGCCTTTAAAACCAGCGGCAATCTTGCCCTGGATGCCGCTCATGTTCGGCGCTACTCTGACTGTTGCTGTTCCGATGTCTGCCATACTACGCTTGCTTATCTGACCTTATTAGTTATGCCGGATTTGCCGCACCGTTTGCGTAGTTTTATATATTGTAAATTATAACATAATCGGCACTAGACGCGGCCAGCATCTTTTGCTTTTGCTAGCGCCTGGTGGCCGATATAGTTCGCGTGTGCATCAACGCCGGTAGCTCGAATAGTAGCAATAGCCCTTTGACCACGCTTAATTACGCCCACGCCGGTAGTGACTGTAATGTCTGGCGGCCTGCTCGTTTGGCTTGCAGCCATACTCCTAGCACGAGCGGCAATAGCATCGGCCGACTGTTTGACCACCGGAGCGACCATATCAGTTAGGATTACTGAAGCCGCTTGTACGTCTAGCGAGAACGATACATCTTTACTCATGCCCTTAGTATAGCACCACGCGTATGAGAGTCCCCTACTCCGCCCCCTACTCTTGCGTTTTTCGCAAGTTTATAGGGGTGAGTGTGTTTTTATTTTTCACTTGAGTAGAGTAGGGGAGCGAACAAAAAGCGAACTTACTATATAAATATTGGCCATTTTTAGGTAATAAAATAGGGGCGTTTATAGCCCCTATAAGGTACTGAATACATTTTTTATACGCGAGGTTTTGCCAGTATAGCGGCTATGTCGTCCGTATCGTGGACCACTGCCCCCTTGCTTATCTCGCCCGGCGCGCTCTGCTGCGGCATGAATGGTGGAGTAAATAGTTTAGGACGGTGCAACGGCACGCGCTTTTGTGCGTCCTTTGTTTTCATCCATACCAGTGTGTCGAGGTGGTACATGATCCGGTTTAGGAATATCTCCTGCCAACCCCACTGCAGCTCAGGCCGGACCTTGCTATATACCCGGCACTCTCTAGGCAATTGAAAGAGCAGTCGCGCTGCCTTCGCCGGAGGAAGTAGCGCGACATCGAGGTTGTAGTACTGGTAAAAGTCCGCCTCTAATTCGTCAAAATACTCGGCGCGTATTCTGTGGAGGGCTAGTCTTTTGGGTCAAAGTTCTTGATGATTTCTTGGTAGATCTCGCCAAGCTTACCAATGCGGAGGCGTGGCTTGTAGCCTTCCTGCCCCTTGTGCGCTTCAGCGTCTAGTTTCGTGAATTCATCGCGGATACGCTCGAACTCCTCTTTACCCACTAGGAAGTGCATCAACGGTACAACCGCAGTGATCTGGTTTTCGTTCTCGATCTTGTTAATAAGCGCAAATGCGTCAACATCGTCTAGCAGGTCAGTGTCGACCGTAAACTTTACACCATCAAGCGATAGCTCTTTTACACCACTACTTACAGCTTTGTTTTCTTCCGTTGCCATAGATTATCTCCATTCTTAGTTAGTACCCTGATTATAACACAAACAAAAAACGCCCGGGAAGGGCGCTCTTTGCCGGTATATGCCAACTAGGATGCAACGACTGCAATGTACTCGGTGTGGCTGTTTCCATTGGCGTCTGGATACGCCTGGAACAGTGCCGGGTAAGCAATCGGCTCGCCATCGACATAAGTGATTTCGCCGCTTCGGTCAACGATTTGTGCGTTTGGCACAACGATACGCTTGATGCGTCCGCCGGTCAAAACAATCTCGAACACTACAGATACGTTAGGCAGCTGTGCGCTGTTTTGCGTAATAGTGATAGAGTCACCGCTAACTGAAACGTTGTCCTCACCGTAATATACCTTTAGGGCGTCAGGATTGGTCTCAATCAAGTTGACCATAAACGTCTCCATGAAGGTAGTCTGGCCAACAAGGACCAAGTCGCCACCCCATGCATTTACGTTTTCTGTGTCAGTCTCGACAGAGTTTACCAGGCCATCTTCGCTAACGTAACCCAGGCCTTTGAATGCAGCATTCAAAGCGGTAGTTGCGTCAGTTGGGAGGGCTGTACCGGCAGGGGCGACAAATACCGCTCCTGTGGCCTTTGGCTTACCAAATGAAACGTTGCTGGCGTTATTACTCATGGTATGAACCTCGTCTACTGTGTCGGCACAACAACCCCCAAGGAGAAGCTCTGCTTGCGCTTATTATAACATAGCCTATTTATTGCGAGGGCGATAATACTGTATAGCCAGAAGCGCACCAATGACCACACTTCCTATTGCATTATTCAAAGCATAACTAGTGGGCAGTAATGCAGGTGCGGCTGCGCGGCCTGCGTATGTAGATCCGAGAGCTACAACATCGTCTAGCAGTATAGGTATGATCTGAGTTATAAGTAGAAATACTGTCGCTCCAAATATAGCCCAGCGGACGCCAGGGTATTCGGTAGTGGTATACATTATCTGCCTTACTTGTTTATAAATTGTTGACAATAAAAGTATTACTGCAATTATTCGCAGAGCAAGTAGTATAAATGCCAGTGTTTGTGCGTCCATTTTAGTGTCCCATCGCCTTTGCTATTTCAATCGTTATGTGGTTTTTATCCAATACCTTAATAAGTGTAGCAGCTGGCTTTCTGCTTTTCACTATTTTTTCAATATTACGCCTATGAACAAGCGCTGCCTCTTTGCCAAGGGCATCAATTTCCTGCTTTCGTTTCTTATTGTGGGATGGCCACAGCAACCACTTCATTATTTGTCTCCCTGTACGACTGTTATTTTGTCTACTAGCATCTTAGTGCTTTGTGAGAAAGTTTGCAGTGTAGTATTTAACTCTTTTGCCGTTTCTACTCCTTCTTGGCGGCGAGCCTCCTGCTGATCAAACAAACGATCGTATAGCTTAATTAGAAGCCTTTGCTGGTAAACAACAACACAACCTAATGCAAATATGATTATACCCGGCAATCCATAAGCCGATAATAGCGCCCCGAAGTCCATATTTACGATCCATATATATCTGTACGGCTAGTACTTATGCTTGATAGTGTTTGGCTACCGCTAAGTCCGATTGCCGATAGCTCTGATTTCTTAAACCAGAGGTCGCCTGTAGGGTTTGTATACTTGATATTTTCAGAGTACGGACCGGCCGCCTGTTGCCACGTTTCCATTGGCTGCTGGTCAAGAGGCGCTTGCAGGGCGCGCTTTGTGGACTCCATGACTACCCACTGAAGGGTGTCAAAGTACGCAGGGTTGCTGTTTGCTTTAGCATCTAGGTCAATAGAGCTGTCCTCGGCAATCAAACGAAGCCGGTTACTTGCGAGCTTGAGTAAATAATTTGCTCGGTTTGTATCTTCCGGGGCTTTCCAGTAGTTGGTTAGATCTTCGGCATTAGCATATGCGTTTGGTGCTACTACCGGTACAGTTACGCCAGCCATTATTGACCTCCTCCACTATTCATAAACTGTTGGTTTTGCATTGCAGCCCGGCGCTGTACAAGCTCCTCAGCCTCGCGGATAGATACACCAAGCATACGGTAATAAGCAATCGTACCAACCATCTCAGGGGCAGCCTGTTGTACCTTTACGGCAAAGTCGCCAGCAGCGCCAACATCTATTTGGAAGATAGACTTCCAGGCTGGCATAAGCTCGTTCATTGCGTCAGGCACTTCAGCAACGCCGTCAATAGCCATACGCAGGGTAATAGCAATATTCTTGATTTGCACGCCCAGTTCCTCTTGCCAGTTTTGCGCCTCGAGCAGCAAGTCGTCCGACATAGCGCTTAGGCTTTCGGCGCTGGTAGGGTTGGCTGTTTCGTAGCCGAGGTTGCGGAGCGTTAGAGCGGTCTCAGCACAAAAGTCGCGTGCCTTGTCCTTTTTAGCCTTCTCGAAGCCGTCAATGCTCATTTGCGATAGCTGGCCGACAGTTGGCGAGTCGCCGTCCTCGTCCTTATTGACTACCCAGACCTTACCAATAGAGCTGTCGAGCTGTGGATCTTTTTTGGCTTTCTCGGCAATACCGAGCATATAGCGTTGTGGGTAGCTGTAGAACTCCTCGGCTATTTCCTCGCGGCGTTTTTGGCGGCCGACTTCCTGGATGATCCGGCGGACCGTCTTTGTAAGGCGTGATTTACCGAGGGGCTGGCGCGCGCTAGCCCGGTGTGTCATAGGGAGTAGCAAACAGCGGCCGGTTGGGTTCTCAACCAGTTGTACAAGCTCTCGGCTTTCAAATACTGCAGTATAGCGAGTAGTGAACACGATAAAGTCGGCAGGAGCCCATCGGACACCGCGCTTCTTAGGCTGCGGTTCAGCCCAGCGTGTAACGGCAAGGCCATATTTTAGCAGGCCGGTAATAGGGCTAATAACACCGGTAGCTTCCTCTGCAGTAAATGGAATAAGTACTTTAGGGTGCAGCGGATCGTCCTCTGGGTTGTCGGCAATGGCTACAAAGGCACAACCACCAATGCTAGTGTCGTGCTTGCCCTGCATCAGTACGCTATTAGCGTTAATCTGCGTGAAGTAGTCATTTACTCCGAACGTATCACGAGCAAAGCCGTCAAATACTACCCTGTCGGATAGTGTGTTTACCGCTCGGCTAGCCCAGCCAATACCAGGCCGGTGGTGGAGCATCTTACGAGGGGTTGAGATACCGAAGTCGCGCGTATCGTGGTCGGCTTCGTAGTAAGAGTATTTATTGGCAATTTGAGGCTCATACATAGCCAAGGTACGCAGTAGCTGGTTGGCTATTGCTTGTGCTTCAATTTCGCGTGGGTCTCGTACCGGCTGTGTGTCCATTTCTGTCCTTTTATAAGCCGGGTTTGCCGCGCCGTTCGCGTAATTGTTATTGGTTAATATTATACCAGATATTGTAATTGTAACATATGCGCTTTACTTCTTGCGACGTTTTGCGCGTACTGCAGCAAGCTCCGCGCCCAGGTAATCAGGCGGCAGCTCTGTTAGGCGTATGAAAGCGCCGGGGCGCTTCGGTCTGTATTCGGCCTGGACCGTCATTATAGGCACTTGCTGCCATTTATCGTCTAGCAGCACACCGGCTTTTACAAGCATATCTAATATACTCGTTACGCGGTTATCTAGATCGGCCCGGGCATCGGTAGCGAAGTATATAATGCACTCGAGCGATACCGGGTTATCAAAAGTAGTGCGCGTCTGAAGCCGGACGTTTTGCAGCGCGATTTTTTGCCAGTTTTCAAAGTCCCGGCTAGGAAAGCTCATGCCATCGCCGCGATTTATGCGCGAGTTCTTTTTTGCCGGTATGTTTCCTGCCAATTTTAGCTCTACAATATTGTGCGACATTAGCCTTTTAGCTCCGAGTTGGGTTCATATACCTTTTTACTTGGTGTAGTTTTGTAGCAATCCGTTGCGTGAGCGGTAGCCCTCAGTAATAATCGAGCAGTCGCAACCACGATGCCGCTTGAATACCTCGCTGTCCGGGTTCTCGTAAGTACCGGCTAGCGACTCGCACCAGCTGCAGGTTTCGCCATTCATTTTACGCGTTACTTTTGTGCGGCGGCCGCTCTGCCGGGCATTGCGCGTAGCATCCTGCTGCGCTTTGCTCGCCATAGTGTCCAGGTAGTTGCGAACGAGCAGCGGCAAGCCAACAGCACCGGCAGCAACGCTCGCGGCAGCAACTTTTGCCAGGCCATAGTACCGGTCGTCAATTCCCGGGCCGGTAGTATGCTCAATCTCGTAATCAAAGGCGTTCATATCGTACACCTTGGCGTACACCGAAGCGCCCACCTCTCTAAACAATATCTCCTGGTTGAGCTGGCGGACTTCCGGATCAATTTCCGGGTTATTAATAAGCTGCAGCGCCTTTAGCACTTTATCGATGATGGTTTCATTCAAGCCTGCGTAGTCCATTAGAAGCTCCAGTCCGCGATAGTCTTTTTAATATCATCCAGCACGCCAATAGTCTGCTCAACGCGGCGCTTGGAGTATACACGCGAGCGCGCCGGTTCTTTGGTGGCAATAAGTACGTCAATAAAAGCTGAGGCCTGCTGGTCAGTAAGCGCGTGGGTTATTTCGTGTATATCCTGGGCGCTGGCTACTATTTCGGCATCCGGACCGACAATATAGTTAGCGGTAAGCATCTCTTTTACCTCTTTAAACTCCTTGGTCTTAATAACGACCAGGTCGGCTATATATTTACTCTGCGTTTCCGTTGCCATCGCTATTTCCCTCCTCGGGTGTTGTTTCGCGGACATCAACCGTAGCGGTTACGCCCCGGGAGTCTACAAACTTAAAGCGCATTACATCCTGGCCTTTTTCGTTTTGTGTAAACTCCATCTTGTTCCAATCACTATCCAGCTTCTTTGCCTCTTTTTTAGTGGCCCACATAATTTGGCCGGTTGGCTGATGGAAGTACAGGTCTTGTTTTGGCTTTGTCATACGTTTATTTTATCACAACAAAAACGCCCCGAGAATGGGGCGCTTCTGCGTAGTAGGCTATTACTAGCTTACTGCTGGTTTTTCGATGAGGCTGAAAGCTGTGTCATCGAAGATCACGTAGCCCAGAACTACTTCTGCGCGGATCGCGATTTCGTTGGTTCGCTTCAAGTCACCGTTTCCGTCTGGGTCACCATACTCGATAGTCTCGAGAGGCACGTTGCGAGCAACTCCCCACTGGAAGGCGTTAAAGTCACCCATGAGCGACTGAACGCGAGCTTCTTCAGCACCGAGTTCCTGGCGGCCAGAGACGGTGTCGCTAGCAGCTGCAGGGATGCCCTGGAAGCTTTCAACGTTAAAGCCTAGACCGAGTTCAGGGTAAAGCTTTACGCCGTTCTCATCGCGAGTACGAGCAAGCTTACCTGCGAACACTGGGTCAAATGCGATACCAGTCGCAACGTGACCAGCTTCTTGTAGATCTTCAGCTTGCGCTTCAATATCTGCATTAGGGTTGCTAGTTGCGGTAACGCGGCCAACGCCGTTGCCGACCTTAGTAAAGTATTCACTGACGTTGCCAGATACAGTACCGGTCTTAGGGTTGATACCGTGAATGGCAATCAAGTCAAGCGCACGACTTAGGGCAATAGCGATGTTGTCTACAAGGCTGTCAACGATGCCAGCTTGGTAGTCCTCATCTTCCCATAGGACTTGGTTGCTCATACGGTAAGTAACTTGGACAGTGTAAGTCTTGCCGGTTTTCTTTGTAGGAGTATCGTCATTGCTAGACTTGTTGTCACCTTCGCCAACAAGCTCGGCTTTTGGCGTACCTGTGAAGGTAAAGTGGTCAGTAGAACCAACCTTGATTTGTGGATCTTGTGGAGCGAGGCGTGAAAGCACACCACCACGAATGTTTTTGCGCCATGACTCACCTTGGTGGTTAGCGAGGTCAAGAGCGTCTGTGTAAAGCGGATTACCCATTGCTTTAATTCCTTTGTACGTTTAATTGGTTATTAAGCGTCAGAGTTTTTGCGACCAAATAGGTTACCTGCGATTTTGTGCGAGTCGTTCTTACTATCATCGCCTTCGCCGGGCTTGCCCTGCTTAGTGATAGTGACCTTACTCCCGGGCGCTAGTTTGGCGAGCTTTTCAGCTTTAGCCTCTAGATCCTCGACAGTTTCTCCAGTCAAGAACTCTGCAGCATCGTCAGAAAGCTTGTACTTTGAAATAATCTTAACCTTATCGGTTTCAAGAGCAGCAGATTTTAACTTGCTGGACAGGTCGCCGATCGCAACGTCCTTCTCTTGCAGCTTACTTTCAAATTCAGAAGCGATAGAGTCTACCTTGGCGGCTTTCTCTTTGAGCGTTTCGTAATCACCGAAGTCATTACGGCGCTGGCGTTCCAGACGCTTGTTAATAGTGTCTGTCATTGCTTCCGGAGTATAGAGGTCGTGATCAACTTCTTTATACTCGTCACCTTCTTTTGTAAAATATTTAGTCATCTTACCGCTTTCCTTTCCGGGGCGTTCCCGTTTTTCTGACTATCCTCAATATAACATAAGCAAATAATTTACAAC